GAGAATGAGCTAGCTGCCGTATCATTTGGAAAATTTCTTAGATTCAATGTAACTCTAGTTGTCCCTGTTTGTGATATAAAATCAGGTATAAATCTTCTTATCTTCATTATAAACTCACCATCCCCTCTGAATGTTGCGACACCAGTCTGTTGTCCCTGTGCAGTCCTTTGAGCTGTAATATCAAAATCTCCAGATGTTATATTTGCAGTAATTGCAGTGATAGTTCCATTTCTATTTTGATCTGTTCCTGTTTCATGTTCATAGTAACTTGTTCTACCCTCTGTATTTCCAACCACATCAAAAGATGTATCAGTAGATGCATCATATTCTAAAGCATGTGGTTTACCAAATACTGCAGAGTCTCTCCACATTGTTCTTGCTAAACTACCGACTGTCCAAACCGGTCTTTGTGGTGATGAATCAAAATAATTATATGATACCATTCTATTTACCACTGAAGAATTAGACTCTGGATAGAACCACATAACCTCACCAAATAAATTATTTAATCCAGCAGATACCATTTGATTACCTGAATCTAAATTTATATTATCATAAACAAAGTCTTCTACTAAACACGGTAAAGATTCTAATTTACCAGCATATCTAAAAAAACCATTCTCTGACATCCAATACGCAGCACCATCTACCTCAACACATGCATTCTGTCCAACGAGTCCACAATGAGTTCCAACCTGAGCAAACGCAAACGTAAATGGTTGTCCAACAAAACGTTGTGTAAATAATGCTGTGTCAGTCCAAACAAGAATCGCATCTCTACCTCTGATCGCTCCTCTGATCTGTGATCCGTCGGCCAATCTCTGTGTGCCGGCTGTGTTGGTCGCTGTAGGTGTATATGTATTTATATCCTCCTGATCAGAGAATCTTATAAACATATCGTCTTGTGTTGATGGTGTTCCTATCGTTGTTTCTGTTCCATAAAAAACTAAGTGACGATCTGGTGTAGAAACTAACATATGTCTTGATGCAGTTGGTGCACCAGTTATAATTGTAGCTCTTGTTTCAGTTGCATTAGATAAACTAGAATCCCAAGAAAAAACAGGGCCATCGTGAATAAGACAAATTGCTTTGTCACCAAAATTATCTAACGACCACATACCTGGTTCTAATACCAAGTCACCTGACGCTGCCTCACCCCATGCAATAAAGTCTGATGAGTTTGTGACTGTGGCACCATCACTGTGTGCTGATCTTGTAGAGTTTCTAACAGCTCTTGTAATACCTGTTAACGTATTTCCTGTAACACCTGTATATGAAATTTCTTCATTTCCAACCTGAATAAAGTTTGTACCTGAACTTGGAAATTGTGAGGCATCAGTCAATACAATAGATGTTCCTGATCCACCTGTTCCTGCAGTATCATCTAACAACGCTCCATTTAAAGTTGTTGTTCTAGCAGAAGTATCTTCTCCACTCCAAGAACCAAGTCCCCAACCAAAACCTTTTGCTTGCACAGCTGGTCCAACTGTATAATAGTGTTGCACTCGTATGCCACCTGATGTTGTTGCTCCCGATCCTGATTCATTAGAAGGCATTGTAATAGTTAATGTTGTGCTTGTAGGAACAGTTGTTACCATAAATTTTTTATCATCAAAATCAGATGATCCAAAATTAGAATCTGTTATTGTAGTAAAATTATCTAATAATATTATATCTTGAGGATTAACACCATGAGGCGTGCTAAAAGTTATTGTAACAGTTGGTGAGCCATTAGTTGTAGTAAACGCACTTGTTAATGTTGTTGTAGATTTAATTGGATGTATATCATAAAACACCCCTCCAGAAAAAGCATATAGTATTCTGTTAGTGCCTATGATAGAATATTTTCTAGATAAACTGTTTATAAAATGGTGCATTCCTCTACCTGCACCTGTTAATTCATTAGCTCCAGATCCACCTAATTGATTCCAACCACCTATCTTTTCAGGAGTGCCGTATCTAAATCTAACATTATCACAGTCTATCCACTGGCCTTCTGCCCCTGTGGGTGTGATTTGTTTGTTAATACCTGGTTGAAATCCTATCTTTTGAAGCATATATTTCTCCTAAAATATAATACCTATATAGTATAATTAGGAATATTTAAACATCTTTGTTATCTACTGCTGTCGGAGAAAAACCTGGATGTTCAGTGTTAACGTTAAAACTTAAACCATATTTTGTTTTTTCACTTTGACTTGCCTCACACCCATGATTTAAAAAAGATGAAAACACTACAAATCCGCCTTTCTTAGGTTTAAAACTTTTTTTAATATCAGGAAATTCTAAAGCTTGATCATGATCGTTTAAATAAATAGCTCCAGACCATGCATGCGGATTATGATGATGAAAATGCGTACCCTCTCCTTTTTCTATAGAATATCCCCATGCATCTACTAAATCATATCTAGGAAAAATAAAATTATGATCTACATAAAAAACTATCTCTCTATATAATTTAATAAATTTTAAATCTTGAGTAAAAAATCTCCAAGGAGTCATTTTACCTTTTACATGACTTCTATAATTTTCATTATAGGTAGTATTAGTAACAGTTTTTATTTTTTTTATAAAATAGTTACAATTAATATCTTCAAAAACACCTTCAAAATAAATATAATTTCTGTCTACTTTTCCTTCTATATGTTTAGTTATTATCATTCTAATTAGACGATGCAATGGAGTGGTGTGGTGGTGTCCATTGCATCTAAATTTTTATATCACTTTTTAAACCAAGATGGAAGTCCTAAATGTGGACGTGTATCAAACATATTATTTCTAGCTCCTGGTGTTTCAATATTATTGTAATGTAAAAAAACTTGAATACACTCATCACCTTGAAACGGTTCTCGCCAATGTTCTAAATCACATCCAGAATATACTAACATGTCACCTGGTTTTAAATTTATTTTAGTGCCTTTCATATTTTCTTTTCCAGATGGCTCTAGATATATAGGCCAATCATCACCACCAAGATTCATCGTAGTAGATATTTCACAACTAAATCTATCTTTGTGTCTTTTTAATTCATCACCTTTTTTGTATATTCTTGCATATGTATAAGCGGGATATAATTTTAAACCTGTTGCTTTTTCCATATCTGGTTGACATTTAAGTAATAAAGTTTCCATAGCCGTATTTGCATATTGAGAATATGTGTTTGGTATTTGACCATCTTCAGCTTCATAAAATCCAATAATATCTTCGAATGGTGAAAAGTATTTTGCTTCACGACAAGTATCATAAACTTGTTTTTGCATAGAAAAATAATTTGCAAGAAAAATAGCTAAATCTTTTGATATCGCTTTACGTATTACAGTATATTTATTTTTTTTAAAACTCATAAAAAATCAAATGATAATATTCTTTTTTTAAAAAATGTTTTGTTTGGCTCTGTGTAATGTAAAATAAACTGAGGCACAATCATTATATCTCCTTCTGCTACTTCGGGACTATATAACACTGTCTCATCGTTTTCATTATTAAAAGGTGATATGTAAGTAGTTCTAGGAGAATCTTTTTTCATTTGTAAATATATTATACCTGTATAACCTCTTGAACTATGATTATGCGGAACATGATAATGTCCTTTATCATAAGTCACTGACCATGCTTTATCTATTTTTATTTTTCTATTATATTTTGTATTTATAAGTTCAAACTCATCTTTAAATATTTCTTGTAATTCCCAAGTTATATTTGCTTTGTTTCTGTTACTAAAAAAATTAGGAAAAGGTATTTCAGGATATTGATCTAATATTTTTTCTATGTGTTCTTTTTTGTTTTTAAAATTAATACATTTTATTTTAAAAAACTCTATTTTAAATACAGGTTCTATAAAATATTTTATATTAGACATTTTTTGTTAAGCTTTTTAAAATAGCTTGAAGATTAAAATGTATAAATCTAAAGGGCTCTAATCCTGGGTCAACTATAAACTCGTGTTGTAGATAACCTGGAAATATAATTAAATCGCCAGGTCGTGGTTTAAAATGCATAAGTTCATCACTAGGATTAACTTCACTTGGATCATTTTTTTTAAGATGTAGCTTTGTAGCTCTAGCACCTGTTCTTGGATCATGAAATATTGGATAAGATGTTTTATCACTACATTTTAAAAAATAAAAACCGCACACATGTTGGTTCCAATGTATATGTGCACTATGATGCCCTCCACCTTTTTTAGCAAATTCTTGAACCCATAATTCAGTAAAAAGTAAATTATATAAATTCATATCAAAACCACATTCATCTAAATAATCATAACATTTTTTTCCCGCATATGATGCGAACTCTGAAAAATTAGTGTCAGCCATTAATGGTGTTGAGTGATGACTAAACCCAAAATCATTAAATTGTTTATTTCTTCGTCTAGCTTCTTTAATATATTTATTAGAAAATTTATTTAATGACTTAAGAAATTCTGGTTTGTGTTCATGAAATAAAGTTGTGCTAAAAAAATTAAATTTATTCATGTTATTGATAAGGATCTCCATTACTCCATGATACTAATGAATATCTTGTTCCATGAGTGACTTTAGTAACTCTATGCCAAACAAAACTAGGAAAAACAATAATTGATCCTTTTGGCAAAGTTTTTTCTATTTTATAAATTTTATTTGACTTTTCTCCAGGTGGTTTTGCATTAAGACAAAATTCTAAATCGCCACCCTTATATTCTGATGGATGTGATAACTGACAACTCATAGATATTTTTCTAATTTTATTATCCTTAATCTTTCTTTTTTCAGATTCTTTAAGAGTAAATTGATCTTGATGCCAATGATAGTATTGACCTACTTTATATTTTGTAAATTGATTTGGTTCTGTCCAGTCCCACTTAAAATTCCAACCAGCATTTTTATTAGCTATATCAATATAAGGTTCAGTTTCTTTATAAATCCATTTACCTTCTAACCAAACTATTTTTGAATCTCTTGTTTTTTTTAAATGATTTAATTTTTGTTTTTCAGTGCCATTTATTTGTTTACCTCCCACGACTCCATAATGATCTTTTAAACTATTACCATACTCAATAATATCATCACAAAATCTTGGCGTTAAAACTGATTTAAAAATCCATATGTATTCATCAAGTAACATATTATTTGTCAGTGTAAGTTATTTTTAAAATCATATTTAAATGGTGATTTTCTTGTTTATTAGTTATGTAAAAAGGCATTTTTGAAGAAAATAAAATAAACTTATTATTTTTTAATGGTATATCCCACATTAATTTTTCTCCATCGTTTTCATACATAATATGAATTATGCAATCATTTATGTGAACACCATATAGCATTGTAAAATCAGAATTCTTATCTATTTCTAATTCTGTAACTTGATTTGAATAACATATTCTTCCGGAATAATTTTGACTTTCTAAATGAACATCTTCATAGGCAGCTAAATTTTCTCTAACATATGTATCAACTATATCAGTTGCTTTACAAAAATTTAATTTTTGACCGGTAATATAAGTTTCTATTATTTTAGATGCTATTTCAATAGGATTAATTTCAAAGCCTTCTGGCATTGAAACATTTTTATGATATATAATTTTTTCTAATAATACTTTCTTTTGCATACCACATTTTTTTTATATACTATGCTAGATGATCTGTCAATTCCCAACCCTTTGTATTATCGCCTTGATGTAATGTTTCATTCCAACGATATTCCCAATCATGCGTTCCTGCAATATTTTGTGAAACCTGTTCGTCCGGTAATGATGGAGGAGCTCCAAGTGGGCAATCCCACATTGCTGTTGTAGTATTTTTTGTCCATGAAGGGTAAGGTTGTGGTGGCCAAAAAATTTGATTATCAGCATCCCATGTAAAACCTATTCCAGCATAATTACCTCTAAAAGGTGTACCGTCTAATTTATGTGTGTTACCAATTGTGTTATATGAAGTTTTAATCCATTTTTCAGCAGGCCAATTGTGATGATGTTGTAAATGATTCTGACCTAATGTCTCTTGTTCTACTCCTTCAGCATCAACTATTTCTCTGTTATCCAAAGTTAAAACTGTCAGTACAACATTGTTGTCATCTATTTTTGCATAGTGTGCCATGTTATTGAAACTTATACCTTATGATTACAGCTCCGCTACCACCGCTACCACCTGACTTTTGTTGTTGCCCTGGAGATCCACCTCCGCCACCACCACCAGTATTTGTACCACCTGGGCCACCGTTAGCTCCTATTTGTCTTGATGTACCAAATTGTCCTCCAGTTGTTGGTGAAACACTACCATCACTACCAGCGTTAAGAGCACTCATACCCCCCTCACCAGCGGTTATACTAGCTGTGCATGAACCTGCGGGTGTAAATCCATTTGGTCCTCCAGATATACCTCCGCCACCACCGCCGCCAAGGCCTCCTGGTCCTGCTACTCTATTTCCAGGTCCTTGATTGCCTGGAGGGGCTTCTCCACTTGGAGGATCTTCACCATATCCTCCTCCGCCGCCACCGGCCCAATAATGATTATTTCCGTCTATATTATTTTGATTTCCTTGACCACCGGCACTGCCTCCACCTAATTGACTAGTGGGTCCATTTTGACCTGATTGTGCGGCACCACCCCCACCACCAGCGTTACAAGCACCTGATCCTGAATTTCCTTTTCCACCACTATTTCCTTCGGGTGGACTAAAACCTCCTGCATTTCCGGCCCCACCGGGTCCTTTTCCACGGCCTCCGCCGCCACCGCCAGATCCTCCTGGTCCACCACGATTTGTTGGATCACCTCCTGCTTGGGCACCGCCTCTACCACCACCAGATGATGATATACCTAATCCTGAAGAGGCACTTCCAGCACTAGCTTGGCTTCCGCATGATTGAGGACCAACTCCTGAACCACCTCCACCGCCACCACCAACTGTAATTGGAAAACCTTGAACACTTACGGGAGTTGCAGAACAAGTTGGAAAATTAGTTCTATAACCGCCGGCACCTCCACCTCCAGCTCCTTTTCCTTGACCTGCGCCACCGCCACCACCAGCAACGACTAAATATTCTACAGTGGTTGAACCTGCAGGATTACCTGCACAAGCTACACAAAATGTACCAGGACTTGTAAAAGTATGAATTTTAAAATCACCTGAAGTTGTTTCAGTCCCACCAGAGGCTGATATAAATTTTGCACCTCCACCACCGGATCCAAAACCTAAAATCTGATAACCAAAACCTCTAGTTTTTTTTGATTGAGTATTTTTTGTGTTCTTACCAATAGTAAGATTTTTATCTATATTTTTCATATTCTATCCTCTTATGCGTCGTTAGCAGCGTCAGTAGTAAAGAATATTTTTACACCTAAAAGTTTTGCATCAGCTGTTAGAGTATCTTCTGATACATCTCTAGATATTTGAAAAAATACCTGTTCATCTGTGCTAGGTGAACCGGCAATAGTTACTGCACCACTTTCTGCTGTGACATCTAAATCGTTCGCTGTTCCACTGTGGGCTTTTGCTGTTGGTGCAACTTGTGTACCAAAAGCTGTATTGATACTGTCATTATCCGCAATAGCGACACCAGATAAACCCCACGAAACAGTACCTGTGTTTGTTGAATCTGCTGTAAAGAAAGCTTGAAAAGTTATTGTGCCCTCATTCCATGATTTAGGAAAAGCAATAGCAAATTGTGCAAACTCATCTGAATCTTTATCAAAGTCAAAAGTTTTAATTTCTGGACCATTTGATAATTCAACTTGAGCTAAATCTGCACAACCATTTGTACTGTTAGGATACATAGCAACTGCTGGCACCCAAATACTTTCTTTACCTGCAATCTTAATTGCACCTGTGTTATCTCCACCGTCTACGGCTTTAGCAACACCAGTTCCGTTAGGAGCTATTGTAATATCTCCATTACTTCCATCTGTTATAGTTATTGTTCCAGAGTTTGTTCCTGAATTTGTATCTAAAATTAAATCATGTGCACCACTTGATGTTAGAGTTGCATTAGCTGCACCTGTACCAATTTTAGTTTCACCTGTTCCTTTTGGAATCAAAGCGATGTCTACGTTTGAATCACCACCTGTTGCTGATATGCTAGGTGCATTACCAGTTGCAGCATTTGTGATATCAAATTGATTTACTGCAGATGCCGTAGTTTGAAAAATTATTTGTTCGTTTCCGTTCTCATCATTAATTCCATGAGCATCATCGAATGCTATATTAAAACTATTAGTATCAAGATCTCCACCTAATTGTGGTGATGTATCAGCAGCAACACTTGCTATACCAGTTCCGATTGCAAGAGTTTTAATATTTGGATTTGTGCTATCATCTCCTGCAGCAAAAACAATCTTATCGCCCTTGTCTGTTGCTGAAAAAGTAAACGAGTCTCCTGAACCAGTCGCATATTTAAACTGAACTGTAAAAGATCCTGAAGTTGAATTTCTTAAAAAATAAAAAGTTTGAGCGTCTAATGGAATTGTTACAATCTGGTTTCCTGTGATTGT